AAACCACACGAACCTGTCGTCAGCAGTAATGGAGTAGATGCCGCCGTGGTCTACGATTTCGGGGCCGTATACAATTCCGCCATTTTCTTGCATAGTAGCAAGCCGGAACCCGTGGTTGGTGGCAATCATCAACAGGCCGCCGTACGATTCGATTGCGTTGATTGTTTCGCCACGGGGCAAGTCAGCTACTTGTGACGGCTGGTTGAGTTTGCCGTCGGTGTCGGTAGACACAAAGTAGATGGTGCCAACGTCGTCTGTGTTGCAAGCAAGGTAGATGCCGTTAGGTCCGGTACAAGCGTCGACCCATACGCCGTTAAGCGACAGCGTGTACGTCAACGAGCCTGTAATTGGGCTGCCAACAGCGTCTAGTTCTTGCACTTCGCCGCCGTGCATTTCAATAAGACGGCTACCAACTACACGAAACAGCGTGACGTTCTTGTTCGTAAAGTTTGTAGGTTGCGTTGTTGCAGCAGCACCTACAGCAATTGTGGTTGCGTACCGGGTGCCGTACGAGATGTAAACGTTTGTGCCGTCAGAAGCCAAGTCTGCAATGTCATCGGCTGTGCCAGATGCAGGGTCGCCCATCTGCACCCAAGTCGGAGTTTCGTTTGCAAACGTAGTCGACCAGTAAAGGTTAGAGCCTGACGCAACGTACATATAGTCGGTGCTGTCGCCCTTGAACACTTTCATAATTACGTCTGTGAAAGTTTCAGCGCCGTTCTTGTCTTCCATGATTGGAAGCAACGACACCTGACCTTTGGTCCATACGTCAATGCCTTCTGACTCGTGAAAGCGGCGTCGATCCGAGTCAGCGTTGTCCAAATATTCTTGTCCGCTGCCGTACGACCAGTCAGTCTGTGACCTGATCCACATCTGCGTGTTGAGTTGCTGTTCGCCAGGTTCAGTAGAGTTGTCCTGCTGCTCACGCAACACAGGCACCGTCGTACGTTGATAACCAGACGTTTCAACAAGATACGAGGTGCCGTCAATCGTAATTGGCAGACGTTCAGGCGCGTGCGCCATGACTAGTACCCCCGGTACAAGTGGGTCTGTGACTTGCCGCCTTGTGACCGGTTCCAATACACCGGGTACTGGCTGTGTAGGCGTGCTACTTCAGCGTTGACGCGGTCTTCGCGCAACTGTCGCAGGTCACGGATAGATGCAGAAATAGCGCCAGGTGGAACTTCTTCAGCGGAACGTGACGAGCCTTGTTCGTCTAGGAACTCGCGACGGATAGGCCGTGACGACATGAGTCGTGTAGCAGCGCCAAGCACAGGCAAGTCGTACGCTTCGGCGTGTAGCCCTGTCGTAGACAGTGCAGTTGTCGTGTCGGTCAGCGTCAAGAAACCCGTCTTGTATTGGACTCGGACGGTTTCTCCAGGCCATGCGTCGTCGTGAAGAATAAGAGCGTAGCCAGAAGCAAATGACGATGTGTTTCTATTGCGACGAAGAGTGAAGTTAGAAAGAATCGGTTCTGCGTTTTCAGAGCCAGGGTCAGAGAACGTAAGCTGGTAAACAGACAGAATGTCGTCGGTTACGCCGGTCATGTCGTAGCCGTCTTGTGCCGTGTCAAACGTCAGGTCAACGGTTTTCATTTGGAACAGACCGTTTTGTGGCGATGACAGGTCGCGCAGTTCGTGGTTAAGCGCGTCTAGAATCTGATATGCCGGGAACTTAGGGTTGATCGTGACAAGATCGTTAGCGTCGTGCGTCGCTGCCGTAGAGCCTTTGTAGCCTCGCTGCACCGTCACCGTGCCGTTCGTAGCCACGCTAAAGACGTACATAAGCTCCGTGCCAACCTCAAGGGTTGCGCCTGCTACAACGCCAGCAGGAGTCGCAGACGGCAACGTAAACGAGATCGTGGACTGGTCGACGGTCATGTCGTCGCCAAGCGTTGCCAGTTCTTCGACGTAGTCGGTTAGAAGCAGATCGCGTGTTTCGTCAATCCAAGTTTGCGCGGTCATCAGTCAACAATGTCTTTCACAAGGCCCATATTGCGTTTACGGGCAGAAGCAGTAGAAAACGTGTGACCAGAGTTTACCTCATGCTTTTCTTCCGCTCTAGCCTCCAGTTTCGCAGACCCGTTAATCGTCGGCGGCTGCATACCGTCCTTACGAAGACGCTTGTACGCAGCCATATCAGCATCCTTATTCTTTTCGGCCTGACGAGTAGCTGCCATATCAACACCACCTACACGGGTAGGCGTTGACGACGGAGCCACATACGGCATCCCCAGCATCTTGCCCATCGGCTGCCCACAATCCAAACAATACATTGTCGGTTCGTCTTCAAAGCCATGCATCGCTTCTTCAATAGCTCCGCACTTCTTGCACTTGTAATCGTATCTCGGCATTATCGAACCTCAAATGAATAGCCAGCGTTTAACAACAACGTTTGTTCTTCTGAGCTTAGGTCAGTTGGCGACTCGTGACCACCCAAGATTTGCCGCGAAATCGTAGACACATCGTTTGGGTGACGGTTCGTGACCGTGTTATCAGTAAGAATAAAGATGTTTTTTCCACGGCGAGCAGGGGCAGCCCATCGTGATTTCCAACGTCGTTCAATGCTGATGACGTTGTATGGCAGTACGTCTAGCAGTGCTCCTGGCGCGTCAGCAATTAAAATAATCCGCATTTGTAGACCAGGGTCGGGAACTGTGACCGAACAATCAATAGTTGGGCGGGTTACAGAAGTGCCGCTGCCTTCGGTGACAGTAACGGCAGGGAATGCTGCAAGTGCTGCAATGATGCCGGTTGCTGTGACGCCAGCACCTTCTGAAACTGTGACTTCTGGAATCAGTCCAGAACAAGACACAGTTGCAAAGTCAACCGTGACGCCAGCGCCCTCAATAACGGTAACTGCTGGCAGTGCTGCTGTGCCGGTAACCGTGTCAACGTTAACGACAAGCAGGATTTCTACGGTGACAGCCGGTGTAGTCGCCGCTGTAGCAATGACAGCAGGGGTAACAGTAACACCCGTGCCTTCGCTAACGGTAACCGCAGGAGCCGTTGTAGTGGCTGCAATAACTGCTGGTGTAACAGTAACGCCCGTGCCAGTAGAAACGGTTACAGCAAGAACTGTAGAAGCGCCTGCGATAACAGCAGGGGTAACGGTGACATTGACTACGACCGTGCCGTCGTACCTGAGGAGGTCTTGACGATAGGTGTTTGTTGACCGGTATGCGGTCATGAGGCTACGCCGCCTCTAGCGCAGCAACCCGAGTCATGGTTTCTTGCAGCTTCTGCGTCAACAACGCAACCATCGCCATCGGATCAGGCGAAAACTCGCTAGCAAGAATCATCGTGTCGTCACGGCCATACAAATCTTCCAGACCAAAGCCTGCCCGTCGCAGCGGCATCAACCCATCGGTTTCGCCAGCTTCAGTTTGGTCAGGGACAATCGTGTGACCGCCGACGATCTGAGTTACTTCGCCTGTGCTGTCAACGTACTGTCCGTTTGGGTGGAACGTGATTGGACGAAGCGACATAAACGCCTCGTCTGACATTGCCAGGTCTTCAATGCTGCTCTTGAACTCGTAAGACGATGCCGAGAACCCAAGACGTTTCATCGTGACGCCAGCTACCGTTTGCGTTGACATAACCGCCGTGGTTCCAGTGAAACCGCCGCAGTAATCAGACACGCCAACGTAGCCGTTGCCTGCCGAACCGTTACCACCCGTCGTGTAGTCGTTCGCTCCAAACGCAACAACGCCGTCTGAGTCGTAAATTCGACTGTAAGTGTCAGAGTCAAACAAGCAGAACCATTGGTTATCTACATCGTTGTAGATACCGCACGCCTCGGTGCTGTTGCTCATGAACACAAAGTGTCCGTTAATGGAGTAACCCTCGTAGTTGCCTACGCCCGTACCTGTAGTTTGTACCGACCCGTAGGAACCTGTGACAGCTTTCAAGCCATCATCAGAGGTGCCCATTAAAAATGCGTTAGCACGGACGTTGCTGGTCGCACGAATTTGGCCTGCAACGTCTAGCTCATACGACGGCGTAGTGTCCTTGATACCAACACGGTTAGCTGACACGTCCACAAACAACGTGCCGCTGTCAAAGTTTGCATCGCCAGAAGCCGTCAACGTAGTCGCAGCAACACTACCGCCCGACAAGTTTGTAGCGGTCGTAGCCGTCGTAGCCGTCGTCGCAGAAGTAGCCGTAGTAGCCGTAGCAGCATTACCACTAATGTCGTTTGCCAACGTGCCAGTCGTCCACGCAGACGTACCCGCACCAGTACCAGCCAAGACTGAATTAGCAACAGCAGACGAAGACCCAGTACCAACCTTCGTTTCCAAAGCAATAATCGCGCCAGAATGATTCGTATGGACAACATCATGCTCAAACCCAGCATCGTCCATCTCCGTCGTAGACAACGGCGACGGCTGCTCCGTACCAGTATCTAACGATGTTGGGTAGTTCGTAGCCATCAGTCTTCCTCAGCAGCCTCCTGCGGCTGCGACAACTTCGCAATCTGCACCGCCTGAACGGCGATCTCAAAGTGCAGCGGGAACCGTTCACGGATCACCTGCACAACCTCCTGTGGCGTAACTTCCATCAGCTTCCTACTCGGTAGAACCCGGTAATTAGAATCTTGTCGTTATCGCCCCAAGTATGTGGCAACGTTGCACTCGTCGGCCCACCCATAATGTTGCTGCCGCTTACAGCAAGACGACGCACCTGAATCGTGGTCGCATCAACAGGCGTAGCCATACCCTGATAATAAATGTTGGTATCCCAATCAAACAGTTGAACCTGCAACATGCTGTTCGACGCTTGGTGAGTGTCAGACGCAGCAACCGGCAAACTCACACGAACGTCACCAATGCCAGTCGAAGCGCTCAACTCGGCCTCAATCGACATATACACCATGTCTTTGACGTACGCGTAATAAGCGCCAACGCTTTGGAAACTACCCGTAACGTTTGTCCAAGTCGGGGTGTACGTTTGAATCTCGCCAAGGTCCTGACCACCCAACGTGATGTCCGTCGCAGTCACCGTCGTAAACGTCGGAGACTGACCAGACGCAATCATGTCATCAGTAATCTTGCCCCACGTTGAATTTACGCCATCAGCTACAAGCACATTGTTAGCGCTCGGCGTAGACGCACCAGCACCAACCTTCTCCTCAAGCTTCTGAATTGCCTCACCAATATTCTGATGCAACACAGAATGCTTCGGATGACCAGACGTATTGTCGTCTAGCGCAGTAGCACCATCAGGCTCATTACCGCCACCAACATCAGCGTCGCCATCCAACGTTCCTGGATAGTTAATACTTGCAGCCATCACTCACCTCACGGAGTCAGATCAAGAGTAAAGATACCGCTTGCGTTAAACGACAGCACAAAGTCGCCAGCAGACGACGACTTGTCAGCACCAAAGTCAATGTACGCAATAAGCGGATCGTCAGTTAGCGAATCGTCATAAACGACAGCGCCGCGTGCCGTAATCGTAGAAGACGCCCACGTTACGTCGTCAGCATCGAACGTGATGGTGCCTGCGCTCTGCGTCAGCGTCACAGAAGTCAACGACTCGCCACCAGCCGAGTAGCCAGTACCCACAACTTCGTTAGTAACATCCGCTTTAAAATCGTGGGTGCCAAAGTTAGGAGTGTACGCAGACGTGACAAGCATGACCTTGAACCGGTCAGCAGTCGTGTCGTCAAGATCAACAGCAAGATCGTTCTTTAGTGCGTTCAAAAACGTAATTGCATAAAGGCCGCTAGCCATTACCGCTTCTTCCTACGAGCCGGTTTGCGCTTCTTCTTCAAACCAGGCACTCCCTGCTCCCGCATAACGTGAACACGTTGCGCGTTGTCAAACCCGTACATAAACGTGTTGTAACGATCTTGGTTTTCAGCACGGCCACTTTGATTAACCGGCGGCGTGTACGTCGGCTTGTTGTAAACAGATGCCAACCCAGTGCGATTAACTTCAGGACTCGTAATATCGCGGTAGTAAGGCGCAGGCGTTGGGTTTCGCGTATGAGCAGGCCGCTCAAACGGACGAACAGTGCCATCCAACTTGTCGCGCCCATCCATCTGCTCAAATCCAGGACGACCTTGAGCCGGGTAATGCTCAAAACCAGGACGGCCTTGCGGAGCGCGCGGCGGAATTGCTTCGGGACCACGAATGTTGCTAGACCGCTTAGCGGACCGTTTTGAGGTTCTCTTACCTTTAGGCATAATTTTACTCCAAAGAATAGCGGGGGGCCAGGACCCTCCCGGCCCCCCGCTGATCTTACATCACCTGATTATCAGGTGTTAGCCCCAATGCTGGAAGCCGCCTCAATGCGGCGCAGCGAAGCCTCACGGAACCGACCGTAACCAACGAGGTGGTACCAGCCGACAGGCTGGAAACGACGCAGGATGTCGGTAACCGGACCGCTCACAATCGACGGGTCGGGGCCAAAGCCAGCCGCACGCGAGTGCGCCGTAGCCATGCCCTGACGGCCGCAGATCATGGTCGGGTACGCGTCGACGGTGCTGCCAGCACCAGCGTCAGCCCAAGTGCCGCTGTCAAGACCAATACCAAGACGCGAAGTCTCAATAAAGTCCACACCGCCAAAGGTGCCAATGCTGCCAGCGCGGATAGCGCCGCCGTCCTGACGAATCTGGTACTGAATAATGTCAGTAACAGCGGTGTCGTCACGAAGATCGTACGACACGTCAGGGTGGATCATGCCAAGGTAAACGTTGCCCTCGTAAGTCGGCACGCTAGCGCTACGAAGCGCAGCAACCTGCTTACGAATGTCAGCAGCGTCAAGGTTGTCAGCAGCGTCAAGCGT